AAGCCTCATTCCGCAGGCTGCTATCGTCCTCGGCGGTCAGGCCATCGACAAAGTCCTTGGTGGCAAGGGCGGCACCCGTCGCAAACTGGTCGAGCGTTTCGTCAAACTTAACGAAGGCAACGACGGCCTCGGTAGCCCCACAGGGCCGTCTTTGATTGCACAGGCACAGCAGGCCGCGCGGGATGAGGAGCAAAAGGCTGAGACTGAGGCATCACTTAAAGAGGCGGTGCGTCGTTTCAGAAGTGAGCGCGGGGGACCAGAGCCCGACAGCGCCCCGCTTGGAATGCTCTACATGGGTACAGGCCTTGATCGGTCGGGACTAGAGCAGCTTTTGCCCCACTTGGAGCAGCACTACGGTGACCGGCCCGAGGTGACTGAGCTTATCAACCAGACCCGCCGCAACTTGGCAGGCGAAAACAACCAGATCACAGGCCTCACCGATTGGATCAGTATTCTTAACAGTGTGCTGTCTTCTGATGCCACCATTGATGGCCTGCGTATCGCTGAACCCGATGGCAACGACGCCCGCAACCAACGCCGCCTCGCAGGCTTCGGACCCTCCGCAGCCCAGTCATCAGCAGGCACCGCCCAACAGCAGCCACAGGGCCGCAGTCCAGCCGTGCAACAGGGCATCGATGACAACCGCGCCCTGCTAGAGAGACTGCGCCAAGGCCTCGCTGCAAACACCAGCCTAACCTCTGCCGAGCGCGGGAGACTAGAGACTGCCTTTGATCAACTGGGGGACAACCTTGGCAGTGACCCCGCCGTTGCTGCTCTGGATGTCGTAAGCAGGCTTAAGTCAGACGGCATCAGCGAAAGCCTAATCAATCGACACATCATGCCTTACGTCGAGCGTGTTCTGCGGCAGCAAGCCCGCAGTGGTCGCCAGCAGCCCCCGACAAGCACCGGCAACACTGGTCTGTCGTTTGACGAGGATTTCGACGCATCTAAGCCTGCTTTGACGGACAACGTCCCAACTGGCGAAGTCAGTGGCACCCCACTAGAGAACAGCCTTGCACGTTCTTTTGATTTCGCCCGCCGCAAGGTCTACACCAAGGGCCGCGATTTCAAGCTGGACCTGCAAGCCAAATCACTAGCATCGCAGAAAAGCGCAGGCATTGATCTGACACAGGTCACCCCAGAAAACATTGATCGCTTGGCCGATTTCGTTTACGCGGACGCCCTTGAAGCAATCAAAGACAACCAGAATGCCATTGGCTGGTATGACCGCACTGTTACCGAGGCGCTAGAGACATTGGGCGAAGTCTACCCCGAAGTACTCACAAGCCCTAAGCACAAGCTCCAGTTTGTTTGGGCATTGGCTGTGACGTCTAATGGCCTCAAGGTGGACAAGAACTTTGAATTAGCTGCCGAGGTCTATGAGACTTTGCAGCGCACAGGTCGTTTCCCAACGGACGCAGGCATTGGCACAGCAGCGCAGGGCATTAACGCTGGTCTACAAATGTACCACACAATGCTCGACAAGTTTGACCAGCGCACCAATAGCAAAGATCCTGAGCACGAAATGCTTGCGGACTTTATGAACTCACAGGTACCCGTGCGTGACTTAGAGAAAAAGTACGGCGTAAAGATAACCGGCGAAGGCAAGGGCACCCTTGTTCGCGGTGCCTCAATACTTGGCCCAAAGATCGGCAACGGCTTCTTTAGCAATCTATATGGCAACTTCGACGCTCTCACGATGGACCGCTGGCTTATGCGGACTGTCGGTCGCTGGCGCGGCACTTTGGTTGTGCCAAACCCTGCTATGGAAAAGAAGAAACGCGGCGAGATAAAAGGCCTAGTTAATGGCTTGTCAAATACTGAGCGCAAGAGCTTGCGAAAGCTTTATGAGGGCACGCCAGTAACAATCAAACCAAAGATGTCAGAAGCACAGTTAAATGATTTTGCTGCCGCAACCGCCAAACTTTCAATGGACCCAGAATGGCGCAAGCAGATAAACACTGTAAGCCCAGAAATACGCAAGTCAGCTAATGGTTTGGCTGGCTACCTCGACGGCCAGCAAGAAGCTCCCAAAGGGGCCGCTGAAAGAACCTTTATCCGCGACGTATTTACCCGTGCGCTTGATCGCCTTCAGCAAAACCCCGAGTTTAAAGATATTACAATGAGTGACCTACAGGCCCTGTTGTGGTATCCTGAGAAGCGCCTATATGATACAGCAAAGCAAAACGAAGGAGACGAGAGCCGTGGCTACGAAGATGACGAAGCGCCAGACTACGCCAACGCAGCCCGCAAGATTGTCAACTTACGCAAAGCAGACACTAGCGGAAGTGGACTGGGATCTCTTAGCGGAGATGGACGCGGAGGACGAGGGCCAGCCGGTCCCGATGCAGGACAATCCTTCGACCAAGACCTCGCCCAACAAGGGAATACTGGAGTCCTAGCGACCCCTCCTACACAGCCGCCACAACCGCAATCCCCGTTCAACATGGCGTCTCTCGTCAACAAGATGCTCGGCTCTCAACCGCCAACACCCGATCAGGTGAAAGCACAGCTTCCCTTCGTTCGCCCTGCATTTGAGATTGGTAAGAAGGGCACCAAGTACGCTGACGGCATCCAAGACATCGATGCCGCTTTGCAACTTAGTAAAGCTCTCAACGTCAGTGTTCGTCTGTTTGACAGCCAGCAAGAGATGTTTGACGACATGGGTCGGCCACTGACAGAGAATGCTAAAGGCATCAGAGGCGCTTACTCCGAGCTAGGTCGCACTGTCTGGGGCATGAACGCTGGTGCTCAAGCTGAGACGCTTGGTGACGTCAACGACCTCTATGCACTGACCACTGTATTACATGAGCTTGGTCACGCAGCGGCTAAAGACAGCGGCTTTGAAAGTGTCATAGATCGCATGATGCAAGACAACTCAGAATACAGCGACAGTGTCCGCAAGCGCGTCTACAAAGAGATCGACAATATCCAAAAGAACATTGATCTTTACGTTGAGAAGAACCCTAAACAGCGACGGCCTGTTCGTCGGGTCATGGCGGCACTACAAGCCCGCAAAGACGACCCTACACAGACGCCCCGCGTCAATCGTTTCTTGGACTATATAAACCAAGCAGACGAGAGGGCTGTCGATCCCGTGCTCTTGTACTTTGTGAACCCACGTCTGGCAAAAGCCGTTGCACCGACCACCTCTCGTCTGATCAAAGAAAACATCAACGCCTCGGGCAACCCAGACTTGAAGCTTCACGCCTACCCCTTCGCAACCATAGTCGCCGTGGTACTCGCCATGATGCTCAACGGTCGCGCCGAGGAGGAAGAGGAAGAAGAGCAAATGAGACAACAGATGCCTGCCGGTGCTCTGTCACCCCAAGCCGGTGCGCTGTCACAGCAACAGCAGTTTGCCGCGTAACCCCAAAGAAAAGGAGAAGCTTATGACTTCCGGTGCTCTGTCCCCCAAAGCCGGTGCGTTGTCACAACAGCAAGTCGATGAGGGATTACTCGCCGCGCAGCCCTCAACCGAAAATGAACTAATGACGGTTTCCGGTGCACAGCCAGCTTGGTTGTTACGGGCGTTGGACCCAAGCACAAGCACGACTGAAGGCAATGAGACTGTCAGAACCACGTCTAGCGACGTTGATGGTACAGAAATACTGTATCCGACCATTAGGTTAATTGATGGCGTGTTGACAAGATTATCTCCGCAACAGGCATTTCAAAAGGCAATGGAAATGCAAGATTTTATCGTCACTCAAGGCGTCGAAGATGCAGCTCGTTTGTCAAAAAGAATTAGCTCATTAATTGGCATGTCTCGAAACAAAGAGGGTTTACTGCGTAACCACTAAGAAAAGGAGATTACCATGCCCCAAGGCAAAGGCACTTACGGCTCTAAGAAGGGCCGTCCACCAAAGAAGTAAAACTAAGCTAACAAGGAGAGCACCCTTATGCGTATCACCGCACTCGATTTCGTGGACATCCTCAAGCAGCTAGAGTGGCTGCGCGGGACATCCCTGTCAGGCCCAGACAAGCTTGCGCTTTACAAAGAGATGGAGGCTTCACTGCCACCGGATCAGCTATGCGGAGCGGCACAGCAATCTTTAAGGATCGTCAGACAGGAGCTTGAACATGGTCGCGCCAAAGAAACCCCGAGCCAAGGCGGCAAAAGACGACCTAAAGTATCCAAAGAAGTCCACTCCGAAGAAGAACCACTACTTCAGCAACTTGATGAAGACGCCAGAAGGCCGCGCTCTAAGAAAGCAGTGGTCAACTAAGCCAAAGCGTAACGCAGGCAGGCCAGTCGGTGTAGTCGATGGCTACACAGCAGCACAGCTAGTGCCTATCCGAGAAAAGGCCCGCAAAGAAGCAGACAAGGTGGTCGCAATTATGAGCGAACAATTCGACATAAACGATGAATATAGCAAGGAAGCCCTCCGCGCTGCTGTGTCAATCATGCGTGAACCCGCGCAGAACAGAGATAAGCTGACGGCTGCACGTCTGGTCTTAGACTTCACCAGATCAAAGCCAGCGGCGTCTGTCGAGGTCACTGTCGGCAAGGCCGAGTCTTTCCTATCATCTTTGCTCATAGAGCACGATGGGCCACAGGATGACGAGCAGCTTAAGATCGAAGTAGAAGAGAGCACAGATGACATTAGACCCCAAATTGGTAGCAGTGAGGAAACGCCTGTTAAATGACTTCAGCTTCTACGCGCCCAGCGCACTACGCATAAGAACCAAGGCGGGTGAGATTGCACCGCTTAAACTAAACAACGCTCAGACCATCCTTAACGATGCCGTCGAGCAACAGATGGCGTCTGAGGGAAAGGTCCGCATTATTATCTTGAAGGCCCGACAGCAGGGTCTCAGTACATACACAGGCGGGTACCTTTACTTCAGCGTCAGCCAACGTAACGCCAGTAAGGCGATGGTGGTCACTCACCACTCGGACAGTACTCGCGCCCTCTTTGACATGACCAAGAGGTATCATGAGAACTGTCCTGAGATCCTTAAGCCTCACACCAAGTACAGTTCCCGCCGAGAACTGAGCTTCGACGTGCTCGACAGTAGCTTTGTGGTCGCGACAGCAGGCGGTGAGAGTATTGGTAGGGGAGAGACGTTGACCCATGTCCACGCATCTGAGTTGGCCTTCTGGCAGAAGAGCACAGCCCTTGAAAACTGGAATGGACTGACGCAAGCGGTGCCTAACACTAATGGCACGGCGATCTTTGTCGAGAGCACAGCCAATGGTATCTCGGGCATCTTCTACGATCTGTGGAAGGGAGCCGTCGATGGAAGCAACGGCTACGTTCCGGTGTTTATTCCATGGTTTACCGACCCCGATTATCGTGAGCCCGTACCCGACAACTTCGAGCGCACCCCCGACGAGATTGACCTCGCTGCCGAGTATGACCTCGATGACGAGCAGCTTATGTTTCGCCGACGCAAGATAGCGCAGAACGGCCTCGACCTATTTCGTCAAGAA